ATTAGATACAATATTAAGAGAAACTTTCGCAGATACTGCATCAAGGGATAATTTGGTTAAAAGAGCTGCTGAAAGGGGAATTATACCTGATGAAGCAACTTATGCAATATTAAAAGGTATATTCACCCCAACAACATTAGAAGTACCAATCGGTTCAAGATTTAATTGTAATGAATTGAATTATGAAGTAATAGAAAAAATTGCAGATGGTGAATATCAATTAAAATGTGAAACAGTTGGTGTTGATGGAAATGCTAATTTTGGTGATTTAATTCCAATTGAATATATTCAAGGATTAGAAACAGCACAATTAACTGATTTACTTATTCCAGGTGAAGATGAAGAAGATGTTGAATCATTAAGAAATAGATATTTCAATTCATTTGATACAACAGCATTTGGTGGAAACCAAAAGGATTATATTGAAAAAACAAATTCAATAGTTGGTGTAGGTTCAACAAAAGTAACACCAGTTTGGAATGGTGGTGGAACTGTTTTATTAACAATATTAAATTCAGAATATAACAAAGCTAGTGATACTTTAATAAAAACAGTACAAGAAACAATTGACCCAACACAAGATGGAAGTGGAATTGGTATTGCACCAATAGGTCATATTGTAACAGTAAATACTGCATCAGAAGTAACAGTAAATGTAAAAGCAACATTCACATTTGATGAAGGTTATACATTTAATTCTTTAAAAACACAAATTGAAGAAGTTATTGCAAATTATTTACTTGAAATAAGAAAAAGTTGGGCAGACCAAATAAATTCAGTTGTTAGAATTAGTCAAATAGAAACTAGAATTCTACAAATTGATGGAATTCTTGATATTGCAAATACATCAATAAATAATTCAACATCTAATTTAACATTAACTAAATATGAAATTCCAATGATGGGTGGTGTTAGTACATGATAAGAGATGTGAAACTAATTGATTATTTACCATCATTTATTCAAGAATATAGGGAAATTCAAAAAATAATGGAAATTGAAAATCCTGAAATTCAAGAAGCGGAAAATGAAACAGAAATCATAATGAATAATCAATTCATTCAAACTTGTAATCTTAAAGGTATTGCAAAATTTGAAAGTCTTATGGGTATAACACCACTTGAAAGTGATACCCTAGAATCAAGAATTTCTAGGGTATTGATGAGATGGAACGAAACATCTTGTTATACATTTAAAGTTTTGATTATGAAGTTGAATGCTTTGTGTGGAATAGATAATTATGAAATTATCAGAAATATAAATGAATACACAATGAAAATAATAACACATCTTGAACTTTCAGGACAAACTGATGAATTAGATTATTTATTAAGTTATATGATACCTGCAAACATTGTAATAACATCAGAAAACAAAATGAATATAAATTTGGATAGCACATCAAAAATTGCATCCAATGTTACTTTTAGTAATGTCATTGAAATTACAGATAGTTTCAATGAAACATTTGAAATAAAAGGTGATTCAAAAATTGCAAATGGAACAACAAACACTGCAATAATTGAAATCACAGATAATTTCAAAGAAACCTTCAATATTGAAGGAAATTCAAAAATCGGTTCAAATGTTAATTTGACTGAAATTATATAGTAAAGGAGAATAAGAAAATGGCGGAATTTAACAAATTAACAATTACAAACAAAGGTCAAGCATTGATGTCAAAAATAATTGCTGGTAGTGGAAATATTGAGTTCACAAAAGTATCTGCTTCAAGTAATATTTACACAGAATCACAAATATTGGCATTAACAAGTTTGGCAAATGTTAAACAAACAGTTGCTATTTCAAAAATAACAAGAATCAATAATGTTTCTGTTCAAATTGAAGCAGCAATGGAAAATTCAAAATTAACAAGTGGATATAATATGAATTCAATTGGTTTATATGCAAAAGACCCTGATGATGGTGAAATACTTTATGCAGTAGCAAGTGTTTCAACTTCTGATAAAGGTGCATATATGCCACCATTTAATGGTTTAACTGCATCAGGTGCATACTTCAAATTAACAACAACAGTTTCAAATTCAGATAATGTTTCATTAGAAGTTGACCAAGCAGCAGTTGCAACAATTGGTGATGTTACAGATTTACAAAATCAAATATCAGATTTACAAGCATTTATTGGATATACAGATAATGATATTTATGGTGTTGAAGTGGATTTTGTAAATAAAAAATTCACAAGACTTGCAAATGCAGTTGGAAAAATAGCTGGTGAAAATTTTGATGCAGTAAATGCATTTGGTGGTAGAAAAAGATGTATTATGACAGATACAGGAATTGTTTTGGCATATCATGGTGATGCTGGATATACAGAAACAGGTGCTTTAACACAAGCAATAACATTAGGTGAAGGTGATAGTGCTGTAACATACAATGTTGGTGAAAAAGTCCAAGTAATGGTTGAACAACCTAAATTCTATTATAAAGTTGTTCCAATTGAATTAGAAAAAATAACACACGGTGAAGGAAAAGGATATCATACTAAAAAAATTAGATATTATATATCAGATGTTCCAAAAGCTGGTTTCAAATTACATCCACAATTTATTAGCAATGGTGTTGAAAGAAATGTTATATATAAATCAGCATTTGAAGGTTCATTGTATGATGCTTCTGCAAGTGCTTATATATTAGATGATGCACAAGTTGCTGATTTTGCATCAGACATGCTTTCAAGTATAGCAAATGCAAAACCAATGTCAGGATTAACACAAAACCTTACAAGGGCAAATGTAAGAAAACTTGCACAAAAAAGGGGAACAGGTTGGCAACAATCAACAATTCAATCACATTATGGTTCAATGTTATTGTTCTTAATAGAATATGCAAGTTTTAACACACAAAAATCAATTGGAATGGGAAATGTTTCAAAAACTGATGATGGTACAACAAATATGTCAGAAGTTACTGGTGCAACAACAAATTTAGGAAATGCAAGTGGTTCAGTAGCAAACACAAATGGAATAAATATGGTTTCATATAGGGGTGAAGAAAACTTATGGGGAAACATATGGATATTCCTTGATGGTATTAACATTGTTAATGGTGGTGTTGGTGAAGTATATATTGCAGATAATAGTTTTGCAGATGATTCTGTTGCAAGTCCATACAAAAATGCAGGAATCAGTATTGCACAAACAAGTGGATATATTTCAGCATTTGCATATAATGAAGAATTTGATTGGTTATTCATACCATCAAAAACAGCAGGAAACGATTCATTACCAGTTGGTGATAATTACTATCAAAATGTTAATGGTACAACAGCAAAAACAGTCGCTTTTGTCGGTGGTAGATGGGATTACGGTTCTATTGCTGGCGGTTTCTTTGTGACGGTGAGTAATGCTTCTTCGAATCGTAGTCGTAATATCGGCGGTCGCCTGGTGTATGTACCTGATGCTGCTTAATTATAAAAAATAATAAATTATAGGCAAAGATAATCTGATTTATACGACAAAAAATAAATGAAAAAAGCATTTATTTTATCCACTTATGTCAGTGGTAAATGGAATAACAGTTCTAATACTGGCAGTTTCTATGTGAATGTGAATAATGCTTCTTCGAATCGTAATCGTAATATCAGCGGTCACCTAGTAAATGCATGTACAATGTGAAAATTATCTTTGCCTTGCCTCTTGGCAAAATATAAAAATAGAACATGAACTATATTAGTAAATTTGAGAAATCAAAAGTTGAAAGTTTAGTTTATAACTTGCATACAAAAAGGAAGTTTAAAAAGAATATGAAAAGATATGGGAATTTGTACAGTCAAATTTATGATATGGAAAATTTAAGACTTGCACATAAGAATGCACAAAAAGGTAAAGGGTGGTACAAAGAAGTAAAAATGGTTAATGCTAACCCTGATTATTACCTTAAAATACTACAAGAATCACTTATGAATAAAACATACAATACATCTGAATATGAAACATTTGTGAAAAATGATAGCGGAAAAGAAAGATTAATATATAAACTTCCATATTTTCCTGATAGAATTTGCCAATGGGCAATTCTTCAAGTTATTGAACCAATGCTTTTAAAAAATTTCATTCCTGATACTTTTTCAGCAATACTAGGAAAAGGAATTCATGCTGCATTACATAGGGTGGAAGATGCTATTCAAAATGATGTTGTTGGAACACAATATTGTTTGAAAATAGATGCAAAAAAGTTTTATCCATCAATAAATCATGATATTTTAAAACAAAAATATAGAAGATTATTTAAAGATAAAGACCTTTTGTGGTTGCTAGATGAAATTATTGATTCAACACCTGGTGACACTGGAATACCTATTGGAAATTATATTTCACAATATAGTGGAAATTTTTATTTTTCACAATTTGACCATTGGATAAAAGAAAATAAACATATAAAACATTATTTCAGATATATGGATGATATTGTGATATTTGGAAAATCCAAGGAAGAATTACATCAATTAAGAAAAGACATTGATGTATATTTCAGAACTAAAATGAAATTAAAAATAAAAGAAAATTGGCAAATATTCCCCACTTTTGTTAGGGGTGTAGATTTTGTAGGTTATAGAACATTTTTAAATTATAAACTATTAAGAAAATCTACTTGTAAAAATTTTAAAAGAAGAATGAATAAAATCAAAAATAAAGTTAAAAAAGGACACCAAATCAACAATTCAGATTGGTGTTCAATCAATTCTTATAAAGGGTGGCTAATTCATTGTGATAGTTATAGACTAAATCAAAAATACATTAGACCACTAGAATTTCATGCAAATCAATATTATTTGCAAAATGTAAAAGGAAAGGGGTAAGAAAATTATGGTGAATCATGGTAAAGTAAAAAGCACAGTAAAACCTGAAAGTATGGTTATTGATGAATATTCAGTTTGGATGAATTCAAATATTCAAGAAGTTGAAGTTGAAGATGAAGTTGTAACAGATGATGGGAAAGTTGAAAAAAGAACACATATTGAATATGAATATGATATGGTTCAATACACAAAGGATGAAGTTATTATCGCCCAATCACAACAAATCACAGACACACAACTTGCATTATGTGAAATATATGAAAGTTTGGGGGTGTAGTTGATGGCAAAAATATATGCTGACCTTATTAGAAAAGGTTTAAAAACAATTGATGATGTTCCTGAAAAATTACAAGATGATGTAAAAGAAATTTTGGGCATCTAAAATAATAAGATGATAAATTACATGTCTTATAGATAAAAAACCCATATAAACAAAAATATAAGTTTATATGGGTATTTCTATAAGCAAGATAAAGGGGTGAAATATAAATTGGAAAAAATTTCAGTAATTATCATTTCAATAGCAACTTTTTTGAATGCACTTTCAGTAATAGCTGCTTTTGTTATGAAAATAAAAAAACCAGTGGATGCTGCTGTGGATAATAAATTTGCGGAAGCATTAGAACCAATAAATGAAAAATTAGATAATGTTAATGCAGATATTAAAAGACTTGATAAAAACCAATGTATGAATTATTTGGTGGATTTCATTGAAGGTTCTAAAAATGGTGTACCAAAAGATGAGATTCAAAAGAAAAGAGCAAGTGAAGTTTATGACCATTACACAAATGATTTACATGGTAATTCCTACATACATGATGGGTGGGAAAAATATGTGAAATAAAGGGGGTGAATTACATGAAACAAGCATGGACAGATTTGAAAAGTTTTATAACAATATCAATGATAATTTTATTATTTATAATTGTTATAGCAAATTTACTTGGTGCAACACTCGCTGAAAATCTGCTTATATTAATAACAAATTTAATAACAGCAGTATTCACATACTACTTTGCAAAACAAAATTCAAATCAAGATGGAAACATCAAAAGCGAAGATAACAAAACAGAATAGTTTGTTATTTTTTTTATTTTAATTGTATCGGTCAAGATACGGAAAGGGTGATTTATATGTCAGAAAAAGTAAAAGCAACAATCAGAAATGAAAAAGATGAAAGACAAGAAGTTGAAATTTTAGTTGATGATGTTGAATTAACACCTGAAATGGAAGCTGAATTGTCAGATGGTAATGGGGGTGAAGAATAATGGGTACATTTTCAAAATTATGTGATTTAATAATGGAAGCAAGTGCTTCAAATTACACTGCGAAAAGAACTAATTCAATAAATAAAGTTACACCACATCATGTTGCAGGATGTTTAACTGCTGCACAAATAGCAAAAATATTCCAAAATCCAAATAGAAAAGCATCAGCAAATTATGGTATAGGAATTGATGGAAAAATAGTTGGTATAGTTCCAGAAGAATCAAGGGCTTGGACATCAAGTTCACCATCTAATGACCATCAAGCAATAACAATTGAAGTTGCAAATGACCAAGTTGGTGGTGATTGGCATATATCAGATTTGTGTATTGAAAGACTAATTGATTTAATAGTAGAAATAAGACAAAGAACTAAAAATGAAGTTTATGTTTATGATGGAACTGCTAATGGAACAGTAACAAGACACAATATGTTTGCTGCAACAACTTGTCCTGGTGGATATTTACAAAGTAAATTACCATACATAACTGAACAAGTAAATAAAAGAATACAAGAAGGAACAGCACCAGTTGAAGTTCCAACAGTTCAAGCACCTACTACAAGAAAAGTTGGGGATGTGGTAACTGTAACAGGTATATATGTTGCATCAAATTCTACAAATAGATTAAATCCAGCTAGAACAAGTGGAACAATTACAAAAATAATCGCAGGTGCTAAAAATCCATATCTATTAGATAATGGAAATTTAGGTTGGACAAATGATGGTTGTATTGTTGATAATAAAATTACAGCACCTACAACAAATACATCTGTAACAACTTATACAGTACAAAGTGGTGATTGTTTATCAGTAATTGGTGAAAAATTAGGTGTAAATTGGAAAGAAATTGCATCAGCAAATGGAATACATTCACCATATACAATTTATAAAGGTCAAAAATTAATTATACCAACTGCTTCAAATACAGAAACAAAATCAAATTTAAAATCAGATGAAGAAATTTGCAAA